ACAAAACTGAAATCGTGTGCAGCGAGATGAAAATGCTTGGTAGCAAACCGCAAGGTGAATTAGCAAAACCCGTTCAAAACGAGCCGCGTACACCGGCAAAGCAACAAGCAGCAGGCTTTGATGACTTTGAGGAGGACATCCCTTTTAGCCAAGGTTAGCGAGTAATGACACGCAAACCGTGTATCGTTAACCTGAAGCGTTTGAATATTAAATAGGAGAGTAAAATGAACATACAAATTAAAAATAGATTTTCAGGCGCGGTTATTTTTGAACATAACTGCGAAAATAACACTATTGCTATTACGCTAAAAAAAGCTGTGGCAGTTTATGCAAACTTGCGCAGTGCAGACTTGAGCGGTGCAGACTTGAGCGGTGCAAACTTAAGCCGTGCAGACTTGAGCAGTGCAGACTTGAGCGATGCAGACTTAAGCCGTGCAAACTTGCGCGATGCAGACTTGCGCGGTGCAGACTTGAGCGATGCAAACTTGCGCGATGCAAACTTGAGCGGTGCAAACTTGAGCGGTGCAAACTTGCGCGGTGCAGACTTGAGCGGTGCAAACTTAAGCCGTGCAGACTTGAGCAGTGCAGACTTGAGTGTAATTAAAGCTGATTTTTTTGATGTGCTGTTGCGTGCGCCAAATGAAATTGCAGCATTGCGTAATCATCTACTATCAGGGAAAGTTGACGGCAGCGTATATGAGGGAGAGTGCGCCTGTCTTTGCGGAACAATAGCTAATGCTCGCCATGTAAAATATAACGAGCTAGGAAACGGTTTAATTCCTAATAGCTCGCGGCCAATAGAGGTTTGGTTTTTTGGGATTACAAATGGATGCACACCTGATAATAATCAACAATGCAAAATAACCGTAGAATGGATTGATGAATTTTTAGAATTAGCGAAAGGATTTGCCAAATGAAACACCCGCAAGCCGATTTAATCATGCAGGTTGCCACTATTCGCGCAAAGGGAATGTGTGAGCATTGGGAATCCAGTATTGATACATCTTATGGCAAAGTTTGGGTTGACTTTACCGAAGATTGCCCATTAAATTCAGATTTATACAGCCGAACTATCCGCATGAAGCCCTCACACCCCGACTACAACACCGACAAGAACCCTAATCGGCCTAAGCCAGAGTTGAAGCAAATTGATATGTCGATGCTGCCAGTGGGGACGATGACTAATTATGGGGAGATTATAGAAGTCACTTCATCAACCTATATTTTGTATGAGTTTGCGAATGGGAAATCAGGGTTAGGGTATTGGTCAAAACATTCCGAATCAATTCGCCTAGCCGAACAAACCAAATGGACAGCCTGGACGGGCGGGGAATGCCCTGTGCCAGAGGGGTGCAAATACGAATGGATGGATGGCTATGGAGAAATATTTTCTAATATGGATGTTGTGCCGGAAGCATGGCGATGGCTAAAACATAAAGATGGTTATCGAGTCGCCTCTTACCGCATCACCGGCGTAGCAGATGGCTGGACGGATGGTTCGTTATGAGTGATACGCCAAGAACAAGCGAAGCGCGAAAAAAGTATTAAATGAATTGAGGGGGGGGGAATGATTACTCTTTAACCCCAGCCAGTCGCATGATGTAGCTCAAAGCAACGGGTTTTATTTTTCCGCCGAGAAATATCAACACTTCAAAAAGCATCCATGCCAGAGCGCCGGTAATCACGCCAATTGGCGCGGTAGCAAAAGCAATCACATCGACCGTGTCCATTTTGGACAGATCAAGAAAATCAAACCGTCGATCAAGCCAAAACGTAATTATCGGCGTGAACACTAAAGCTGTGGTTGAGGCCACAAAGAAGCGTAGGCCAATTTGTTTATTGGTATAGGTCTTGCCATCTACAGCCATGATGATGGCACTGCCAAGCCCGCCAAAGAAGGTTGCAATACCCAGTTTTGCCAACAAGCCAGATTTCCATGTGGCGATAAAGCCTAAAATACCACTCGAAGTAGGTTCCACAATAATTTTCATAAAATTTGCCTTGTTGTCGGCTGCACCCCCAAAGGCCGCCGTACCTAACTGCATTAAGAGTGTATTATTTTCCCGCGAATTATACTGTGAACCCTGTCACTTTTTGCAAACCTTTTCAATATTTTCATGCGGTTTTTTTGTGTGACACCACCGGCAATAAAACCCATGAACCAAGCCTATGCTGAGTTCAAACTGCCATGCGCGAAACTGATGGACGCCATCGCGATATTCGTACCAGTGATGACGCCCATCAGGACACTTTTCCATTATTGATTGATAACGGGGAATTTTGCTTCTGAGGTAACAAACTCAAAGTTTGGGCGCTGATCAAGCGGAACGCTGGTTTTAGTGCGCAACCACATATTCAGAATTGGCAAAAGCGCGGTTGCTATCGCCAAGGCGATGGGATTGCTGATCAGCGCCGGAAGAAATGCGCCCGCCTTGTCAAGCAATACTTGCGCTACTGAGTAAGCTACGGCGCTGCCTGCTACCGCATTAAAAACCATAGTGCGTGAGGATAAAAAATTCATATATTTCCTTTCAAGTTAAACGGCTTCGCCGCAAATTACTTCTTCCACCTTCAAAAAACTGCCTATTCTTACGACGACGATCACGCGCGATTGCACTTGCCCTTTAATTGTTTCACAACGATATTTTATTTCAATTGCATCATCGTATTCAATGGGCTTGGTTTGGTGGAGCAAAGCAATATCAGACCGAGTAATATTTTCATGCGAATTGAATTTTTCCTGATTGATAATCTGCTAAGGTTGCACCGCCGGTATATTGAAAATGAGCGCGCTCTTTAAATGTTTTCCAGCGCCCTGCCCATTCAATTCCTAGCGATTCAGCAATTACACCCATGCGTAAATATAATTCTGCGTTGCGCCATTGAGGCTTCCCGCCGATAAGCGGTACGGCGTCCCACGCGCAGCGCCAATTGTGGAAAGAGTCACCGGCGTCTGCGTTTGTCAAAATTGCTTTTGCGTCGATCACCCGTCCTTTTTTGTCGCGCCCAACCGCATAAAGCGCCGATTGCTGTTCGTGGTCGCGATAAGTGCAGTAGATTAAAACATCAATACCTTCTTTTAAGCATTTTGCCTTGAATGCAGAAGCCTTAGCTTTTGCTGCGTCGTTTAAGTCAGATATGGCGCGGCTGTTTATCATACAAACACCGCCGTGCCGCCGCCGCTGGAGCCGGTTGTGCCTACGCCGTTCAGCACGGCAAACCCAATCGATGCCGCCGTGTTGCCCGGCGCAACAAGGGTTTGGAATCGGATAGACACTTTCAGCGTGCCGAAAATGAGCGGGACAGTCGTGTAAACGGCCGGCGCGCCAACGGTAAGCGCGCTGTAAGCGCCTAAGCCTTGCCCTGTATCGTAAGCTACCTCTGCCACCAAGCTATAGGCGGTTGCAGCGTTTGTCACGTTGCTGACCGCAATTTGCAGGGTAGAGCCTGCCGGAACCGATCCGCTCAACCCTATTTCAAAGGGGATTTTTTGGCCTTTACTAAAGCCAGAAGGGTCGGAAACGCCGGTAAACCCTCGCAATGGCACGATGTAATCCGTGACGGTTTCCGAGTCTTTGGCGAACACTTGCCGCCAAGAAAAAACGTCATAGGTAGTACTGCCGCCGGTGATGGCAAAGGAAGTCGAGGCTTGATTAAGTCCGCCAATGCTGCCGCGCTCAGATGTTACCATGTTGATAAAAGGCCGGCCTGCGATGGAGTTGTTGCGCAAATCAAATAGCTTTGTGCCCGCAAGAAGTCGCCCGCGCACATGGCGGAATTGATTGTTGTCAGTATTGTATGTGAGTGGCGCTCTCACCGCCGCGTTATTGTCAGATACCACAATGACGGACTCAATGACGTTTTCAAAATTCACCTCGCCGAACACGGTATTCCAACCCGAATGAATCAGCGTTCCGTGCCGCACATTCGACACATCCAACCGGTCAATCGTGATGTTTTTTGCGTAATCGTCGGCATAAAACCCAAAATGATTGACTCCCAGCATGTTGGAAACTTTGGCGTAGGTGATATGAGTTTTATTGTCAAATTGTGTTACGCCGAATCTGCCGATGCAGTAAATGCCGCCCACGTCGCCGGTGTTGATGCCCGCGCCGTTGACAATTGCTCGATGCACCTTGCAGTCCCACGGCAAGAAAATACCCGTGCCGCCGCTGTTTTTAATCTCCACATCAAACTCGCCGCCAGTGGAATTGTAAAGCGCCACCGCACCCCACGTCCGTTTCGGCATGTTGTGATTGGTTTCGGTAATCAGGCAGTCGATTAAACGGGTATTCGTTGTTCTGGAATTGTAAACCGACGCATTTTTATACCGACGGAATCCATTGATTGCCGACATGCCGCACCAGCGCGCGCGCCACTTAACAGCGGTGAAATTGGTTGCGCCGTTATCATCTGCTGTGCCGCCCACCCATATGCCGTCGCGCAAAACTGATTGCGCAAAACCATAGTACACGGCATTGTTAGCGCCGATCCCAGCAAACCACCCGCGCACGCCGCCGTGTAATCCGACTTGAATCAGCTTGCAATTCGTGCCGCCGACCACGCTGGATTCAGCGGTAGCGATAATCAGGCGGTCGCCCGGTGTTAAATCATCATCCATGCGCACATACAGTGTGCCAGCTTGGTGATGCCACTGAAGCTGTGCGCCAGCCTGCGATAGCATCCACAACTTGCCTTCAAAATAGACTTTAGGTTGCGCCACGCTGATACTAGCCGCGCCGTCAGCAGGGTCAAGCGGGGTGGCATTCAGGTTAATCACTGCGCCCGCTACCGAATCCACTAAGCGTTCGTTCCATGTAAATTCACTGCCGGTAATCACCGCCGTTGCGCCAACGAGGTCGGCATTTATCGGCGGCGCGGATAAGGTAATTTGATTGTTCCCGCTGCGGCTTGCCGACACCAGCACGGTTTGTTTTGTCGCCGGCCAGTGTGAGACTTCCAGCATCTTGCCGGACATCATCGACACATTGAGCGGCGCAATTGCCAGCGGGGTGGAGAAAACGCCATTGCCAAGGCTTGTCCACACTGCGCCAACTACACGATTGCCGGGGATGACGATAGGATCAGCGCCTTCGCCTGTCTTTGCCACGGTGATATTTGTTTTGCCGGTCAGGTCGATTACGCCGTGATAGGTTGTACCAGCCTGCAACAGCATGGTGCCGTTATCAGCGGGGACGGCAGGCAGCGCAGCCGTGGTTTCGTGTATCGGCATCGGCGGCGCTTCTGCTGGCAAGCCGTTGTAAGGGGCGAGCAGCTCGGCGGCGGCTAAGCTGATAGGGGAGGGGGAAAAATAAGGATGTTCTTCTAGTCCATTATCTGCCGTAACCGCCGACACAACCTTGCCGTCTCCATCTGGATCATAAACCGACTTTTCCATATCCCCCATATTTGGTGGCGTGGGAAAGTAAATTTCTTGATTGGTGAGTAATATCTTGCTGGCGTTTGCGCCCGCTAAAATTGTCGTGATTTCGGCGTCGGTTTGAACGTACATACCGCGCTTATATTGCGCAAAATCTTGTAATACGATGGCTTGTCTCATGATTAGTTATCAAATAAGTCAGTGCCATAAGGCACAGAAAGAAGCCCAAGGTTATCGGACAATCCGCCACCAATGCCGCGCGAGAGACTTTTAAGTTTCTTCATTGCCGCCGGGTCTTTCCCCGCCGCCTTACGGATTAGTTCCGCCATAGCTTTGGGGTCGAGTGATTTCTCAATCAGTAACTTGCTTACTTCATTGTCTGCGCCACCATAAACAAACTTGCCCATTGACGGGATTAACCCTAATTTGCCGCCAGAGTTGGGAAGGAAAGTTTTGCCGGTGAGGTTGCTCATGGAATAATTGTCAAACATGCTGGAAGGGAACCCCTTGGCAGCTTGAGCGGCATTTTCTCTGCGCGCAACGTCTGATCCAATGTCAGACAGCAGCCCCATGTCTTGCGGGTCAAGAATTTCATCCGCCTTTGATTTTTTGAATTTGGTCGCTTTTTGCGCCGTCTTGTCCATGTCAGCCATTGCGGACTTGAATACAGCGGGGACACTTTTCCCTTCCGCGCCAAAATCCGATAACGAAGGAGTGAGCTTATCGTCGAGTGTTTGCCATATTTGCTTTTGATTGATTGGAACAGACATCTTGGCAAACTCTTGCCGCGCTGCTTTCAGGTCTGGGCTGATATGTCCAGATAATGTCATAAACGCTTCTTTTGCCGCATTGATTGCTGGGGCAGTTGTAGCAGTGACCGTTTCTAGTTGGTTATCAAAGCCTTTTTTGACTAATTGCAAGTAGCGCGGATCGGCTAAATCTTGGGGGATTTTACCCTTGCCTGTGAATAGATTCTCATTAGCAAACTTTACTGCTTGTAAATATTGCGGCGACTCCATTAGTTTTTTTGTTTGCCCCTTTACATAAGGGGCATGAGCATTAGGATTTAATGTGGCATTTTCATACATCGGCGCAACCTTAGCTTCACGGTCGGCAATATCCCCCAACAACCCCGCGCTTTTTTGGTCAGTAATGTCCGTAATGGCTTTATTTTGCTCCGTAGCACGGGCATTCAATCCGGGCTTGCCCGGTCGCAACAACCCCTCTTTTGCGCTCAGCGTTTTTTCCATTGCGGAAAAGTATGGGCGAGCATTAGGTGATAATACAGCCTGTGATGCGGTAGGCTTTGATCCAAGCAAAAGTTCAGTTGCATTATCCATCTCCCCCGCAACCGTTCTTGCCGCATCATTGCCGCCAAGATTTTTAACTAGCTCACGCCCTGCAAGTTTTGATGTGCCGTATTTGCCAAGGAATGGCAAAGCAGCGTTAAATCCCTCTTTGGCGGCAAAGCCTAATCCCGGCATAGCCGCGCCTACTGTGCCGCCTAAAACACCTGCGCTTATCCTGTCTGAAGCGCCGCCTTCTGTTCCTGCAAATCCAGCGCCCGCGCCTGCCGCGCCCATTTTTGCCATGCGCGCCGCTAATCCGCCCGCGCCCAATCCTGGGATAGCCATAGTCGGCAACGCTTCGCCGCCCATAGCCATTAACTTATTTCCCCAGCTTCCTTGCTCAAGGGCTTTTTGTGCGGCATCAAACTCTTCCTTGCCCTCCATTTTCCCGCCGGTGAATAGCCCGCCGATGCCGCGCCCAAAAGATGTAAGCCCTCCGCCAAGCGCCGCAAACTTCTCCGCTCCGGGCATGGGGATAGGGGTATTGATTGTGCCGAACGGCGTGGCGAATTTTAACGTGGCATCATTAAAGCCATCGGATTTTGCCGCAGCAAATCTTTCCGGTGTTGACATGCCGGCGTATGAATCCCCCGCAAAACCTTTTTTCTCCGCAATGCGGGCGCTTTGTTGATGTTTTGAAAAAAAATCTTCATCTAACGCATCTAAATTACTGGGCATATTTTTTCCATTTTTGCATAGCAGGGTCATTCCAAATAGAGTAGCCTCCGCGCATCCATCTTTCATCTATTTCGCCGAGGTTGGAGATTTTGTCTTTTTGTGCCGCGTTAAATGCTTTTTGATAATATTCCTGTTTCTTTACCTCAGCATTAGCAAGCGCCTCAACATAATCCATTACAAAAGCATTTGCTTCTTTTGTATTGGTCAGTTTTGGTAATGTTAAATCAATACGCTTTGCATCCTCGTTTGTTGCTGTGCCTTTTTGGAGTGCTGTTTTTGTTAGCGCCGCGTCACCGACTACCGCTAAAAACGACTGTGCGCTAGATGTATATTTAGCAATATTTTCGCTTGCTATGCCAAACCCAGATAATACCGAGCCGACTTTTTCTTTTGCTACGCCACCAAACCCCGTTTCTAAATCTAGGTTTCGCAAGGCGCTTATGCTGTTAAGCATGCTTTTTGCCGTGCCGCCAGACTTTTTAACATCAGCAAAATCTGTATTCACCCATTGTTTATTAAAATCAGCGGAGTAGTCGGGGGATAAAGTCGCCTCTTTGGTTAATCTTGCCTGATCAATCGGGTCTGGTTTCGCCACATACCGCTTAGGCGCAGCAGGGTTTTCCATGCCGCCTTGGAAATTGAAACTTGTATTGTTCAAATCAACATTATTGCCTTGTGACTTTTCGTAAGCCAATATCTTCGCCATGTCGTTGGCGCTTGGCATTCTGCCGGATTGTGGGGCGCTAGGGTTAATCAATCCTTGTGGCGGGCGCATTCCGGTGATATTTGCGCGGTTGTCAAACTCCATTTGCTTAGTGTCGGGGTTGAATACTTCCTTTGCGTCGCCCGTTGCCGCGTAGTATTGCTGCCACTGATTTTCCAGTATGTTGAACGGCATTTCAGCGCGCTTTTTTGCCCCCGCCACGCCGCCCGCCATGTCAATCTCGCCCTCTAAAAATTTCCGAAATTGAAACGGCTGTCCATCGTCACCCATGCCATAACCTTTAGGCACTTCGGGCATGTATTGCTTTTGTCCAGTCATCGGTTTGATGTAGTAGCTGCCGCCTTTTTGCTCAACGCCTTTCGTGCCGACTTCGGCGTAATCCTTAAAGTCCCCGCCGCCCATAGCTTTAATTTGCATTGCCTCTTGATAAGTAGGCAAGCGCGGCGCATTCGGGTTTTGCATCACGTTAGCGTTTTCGTTTGTTGGGCCAATGGTTCCGGTCTGCTTCCCCGCGCCGCCCATGCTCAACGGCTTGCCGGTGAAGGGGGTCATAAAATCATTTAACTCCTCTTTTTGCCGGAAAGCGTCTGTCTTGGCTTGCGCTTGGTTATCATTTTCAGCAATCTGCGACTCCAGTAACTTGCGCTTCATTGCCGAATCTTTGGCGTTTTGCATTCCTTGCAAAGCAAATAAACCAGACTCGCCTATGCCGCCCAGCCCGCGTTTTTTGCTCGCCATGAGGCTAAGTCCGAACTGCAATAGCCCGGCTTTTTGATCTTCGTCAAGATTGTCTAAAAGTCCCATTTCACCACCCAAAGAGTTTTTTAGCTAAACCACTAACACCGCCGGTTAAAATGTTGACGTAATCATCTTTTTTTCCATTGCCCGTAACAACATTACCAACTGAGCCAACTTGCCCGCCTAGCAGTCCGCCGTTTGCATAGCCATTTGCGCCATTATTCCCGCCTATCACTTTATTCCACAAAGAATTGGGATTGCCGCCTGCGGCATTTGTTGCAGACTGTATCGGCGCGCCAAAATTAATTTGCTGCGGCGTGTATTTTGGCTGAGAAGGGGCTTTTGCGGCATTCCAAAACTGAGATTGGTAACTAGGCGAACCCATTGTATTGTTTGGCTGCGGGCGGTTAATGGGCGAGGGGTAAGATACGCGCATCCCGCCATTATTCGGCATATTACCGGGCATATTTGCCCCTGTAGCAAAGTTAGTTCCAGTGCCTGCCGCGCCTTTTGCCGCGTTGAAAATTGCAAACGCGCTAGGCGACATACCGGAGGGCACGTTGCCGTAGTCTGTATGAGCGCCTACGCCGGTCATCCCTCCGGGGTTAATCCCCCCTGCAATACCCCCCATGCTTGAAGGCGCTGGCTGCGCAGAGAAATTATCTATCAGCAATTTCGTTTCATTAGGTGGGCGCGTCATGCGCTGCGAGGGGCCGATCATTTGCTGATTAGGATCAGCCATGCCTATTAGTTTTTCCCAGTCAAAATTAACCATTGTTCAATGCTCCGTAATTAACCATCTTATAGCCGCTTGGGTGCGTTGCTACTGCGTCGGGGAATACCTTCTCGGCCTCATCTGCCATCACGCCCATGTGCGTGGCTTCCTCGCCTTTATAGCGGTAGGTGTAAATGGGCAATCCGTTATCCATCTTGCCAACCTGGGCGATATTTTCTTTCAGGCGGCGGTCGCTAAAGAGTGAGGTTCCCGCCAGCCCAAGCCCGGCAAGCTGGTTAAACGGGTCTTGCTGTGTGGTCTGCGTCTGCGTAGTGCCGTAGTTCAGTCCGAGCGCACGGTTCATGATGTCTTGCTGTTGCTGGTTGTACCCCATTGCCTGCTGATAATCCTGATAGCCGGTATTCAGGTTAGCTTGGTTAATCTGATCCATCTGGTTGCCAACCTTACCCATCGCGTCCGCCCCCGCGTAGCCTGCCTGTGCAAGTTGAGGCGATAGCCCCATTGCCTGCAACATGCGCTGCTGGCTGGACTGCCAGTCTTGCGCATTTTGGTTGACGTTAAACTGTTGCGCATTAACGTCGCGGTTGGCAAAGTTGTTAAAGTCTTGTTGCCCCATCTGCGAATTAAATCGCTGGTTAGCATCCTGTCGCGCGCCAAACGTGTTGTAATCCTGCTGTCCAGACTGTGAGTTGAACTGCTGTGACGCCATATCTCGACCGGCAAAGCTATTAGCGTCTTGCTGGCCCATTTGTGAATTGAACTGTTGCGCATTCATATTGCGCCCAGCCCAATTAGAAAAGTCTTGTGCGCCAGCTTGTGAATTGTAGGTTTGCGCTGCCATGTCGCGCGCAGCGTTTGAGTTAGCGTCTTGCTGGCCCATTTGCGAATTGAATTGCTGCACACCCACCCCGCGATTAAGCGAGTTTTCTGCTAGGCCTTGTTGTGTTGTGTAATCGCCAAAACGATAATTATTAGAGTTTTGCGCTAAATTTTTAGTGTAAACATCAGCAGCATCTTTTTGCTGTTGTTGCCACTCTGAGCCACCAAACGCGCCGGCACGTGCCGCAGCAGCATCTGCATTGACCACATTAGATTGATAGCCTCGCGTAATGTCCTTGGCGGAATTGTCAATCATGCCCTGTAAAAATGGATTACTGCCAGAATAAGCATTCTGCCCTGAGCTTACCTGTTGAGAGCTAAAAGGGTTTGCCGCCTTGACGTTTTGTGTTGCATACCTGCCCGCATCATTGATTTGCTGACTTTGATACTGCTGTGTAGGGTTGATTTTTTGGCTGCTGTATTGTGTCGGGTCGCCCACTTTTGCGCTGGCATATGTGCCCGCTCCAGAAACGGATGGGCTGGTATAGCTGCCCCACGGGGTCACTTGCCCACTTGAGCGATAGCCGCCGTTTTGCATTTGGCCCATTAAAGCCTGTTGTGCGGCATCGTTCATTTGCCCATTTTTTTGGGCTTGATTGATAGTTGAATCCCATCCCATTTGTGTGGCGGCACTCGGATCGGCAACGCGCTGACCGTCATAGGCTTGATAAGGCTGAGAAGCAACTTGTGAGGCGTTTTGAATATTGCCCATTAAGTAAGGCTCCATCCATGCCGGTGGTCCGCTGCTGCTGGTTTGTGTATCTCCGCCGCCCATTTATGTCTCCATCCGGTAAGTTTTTGTCACTGGTTTGATATTGAATCTTTCTTCAAATATCTTACCTATTTGTGGTGCGCACTGAATTTGTAGTTTCGTGCAGCCGCCTATTTTTGCTAACGCTTTAAGTTGAGGTAAAATTTTCTCGTCGAAAATGTGATTACCACCTACTGCCGCGTAAATATTTAATGCTCTAAATTCTGGATAAACGAGAACTTCGGTAACGAACCAACCATCTATGGTTTCGTTAGGGGAAATAACTGAATACAGCAAGAGTTCGCCTCGGAGAAGGCGATACTTTAATATATCAACTGAACATTCGTGAATAGTATCACAGGCTTCTTTTAATCGGCAAGCGCCATCACGCCAAGCAAGGTCAACATTTTCGGGTCGGATCAGGTTTAGTTGCCAGTCAGTGTGCGTCGCTCTTTCCATGCGCCCCCCATGTAGTCCCAGCCTTGAATGACATATTTTGTAGTTGCTACGCCAACCTCTGCTTTGGCATTATTCAGCACAAAGTCGCCCTCTTGCCCCTGCGTTGTTGGTTGTGCATTGCTGGACTCGACGTTTACGGCTTTGGCAATCATGCGCCACAGCTCATAAAAGCGACGGCGAAACGAAGGCCAGTCGTCACTGTTTGGAATGTTTGGGTCAGTTGGTAAGCGCTGCATTATTCACGCTCCCCGTCCGGCTGTAATGCAGGGCGGATATGCGTAACCTCAAACTTGCCGCTCATGTTGAATTTGAATTGGTGAAAATGCCCAGACTGCCGTATGTCAAATTTGTTATTAGTTAGCGTGTTAGTTTCTTGTTGAACAAACACATCGCCTTCACCGTCATTGACGTAGCCTGTTGCGGTTGCGGTGTCGGGCTTGTCGGTAAATCGAAGCTGGACTTTTTCACATTCGGTTGAGCCGGATTCATCGCCGAATAGGTTTGACTTAAATGAGCTTGTCATTGCAAAATTATTTAAGGCTAACCTAGTGATTTTGCTGGTTGAGTTCCCAAAAGCTTCTGATTCGCAGCAAATCATTTCTTCAAATTGCGTTGAGTTGGATAGGGTGGCATTAAGTGCCGCATGAGTAATGCGGTAATTCGCTACACCCCATTTATTGCTTACTGTGTTGTAGATATAAGAAAAAACACTCCCAATGCCATTTGAAATGCCATTTATATAAAGCGCCCTAGCGATTGGGAAATAAACCGCCGACTTTGGATTAAAGGTTGAATTGCCGAGGTGTTTTGTTAAAGATTGGCTGATATTCTGAACCCCTCCCCCGTCGTAAAAATAAACTCCTTCGCGGCCACAAAAATAATGCCCATTTTGCGTGCCTTTCAATGTATCTTTAGTTTGTAAGCCGACCTCATAAGGAAGCAAATCAAAATCCCAAACAAATGGAGGTCCTATATTTCTTCCTATATACATCCTATTTGATTTATAAACAATAATGTTTTCCCCTAAAGGGTATGCAGAAACAATCCCCCCAAAAGTGTCAATTAAAGATCCCGTTTTAGCTTGGTTTGACGGCGACGGGGACCACTCAAGATGGTTATACTGGTCTGAGCATGCCCACCCGGTCTGCGCAGCTCCTGTCCCAAAAATAAAAACAAAACCATTTAATACGGCTATCGAGCTGCCAAATGGCGCGCCTGAGATTCGGGTAATAACACCCAAGGCAAAGACATTAGGCGTATAGGTATATACATCAAACCCTATCCTTAATATGCCAATTTGACCGAAAGGTAAAAGCTGAGCGTCCCCAAAAAAAATTCCCGCTATTGATGTGTTTTGAACATAAGCATTGTTTACTTTTTCATAAATTTTAAAATCAGCAATGACAATAGTTTTTGAAAATGGGTCTGACCCTATAAAAGCATTTGTTATCCCAGTAATCACCCCAGTAAACAAATTTTCATCAACCAGTTGCCTTGCAGGCGACATCCCAGTTAAAGTAGGAACCATATTCTCCACCTCAAACATCGCCCCCGGCGTAGTCGGGTCAAGGTCAGGCGTAAAGCCGAGCAGCGGGATCACTTTCGCACCCGTATTTTTAGCGGTTGGTGTAAGGGGAAGCGTAAACGCTCAGACTCCGCACGCATTTTCCCGACCGCTTCAATGTATTTTTGCCCGTAGCCCTGTGTTGCGGTAATGTTTTTCAAATAAATAGAGGCATAATGCAGAGCGGCAAACAAATAAACATTAGCGTTTTGCGTTAGCACATAATTGGTCGTGTTGGTGTTGTTAAGCGGCACAATTTTGGGGATATAGTATATCGTGTAGCCTGTGGCCGGCGTCAGCGTCTTAATCTTTTGATTGTCCCACCAGTAATATTTACTACCAAGCGAGCCGCTCAATGATTCCGCTTCGGCTGGCCCGATATATTCCAAGTAAGGCGGCGCACCGTTTGCAGCCACGCTGATAGCCTGAATACGCCCTAAATCTGCGGGAGGCGTGATGAATCCGCTTGCGTCTGCGGTGCCGGTTACAGACTTCTCTACCCCGCGCAGAAGCAAATCGCGCTCAATGTCGTTTTCTGCCATCGTGATAAAATCAGACAGCTTGTCGTCGGACAAATTGGTTTTATTTGTCCATTCAGAAATGGCGGTTTTTAATTCAGCGTAAGTGCTAATCATTTTTTGATGTATTTCCCAAAGTGAACTAATTTTGGACGATCCATAAAATAAGCATGAATGTATTTTTCTGCCGCGTCGTTGCCTTCTTCTCGCATGATACGCATCCATTCGCCAAACTCAGCGGGCGGTAATACCCCGACTTTGCGGGTGTCACCCCAGCTTTGACCGTCCGTCATTTGACGCGCCTCTGCCGCCGCTTCCAAGTACGGTTCCGCGTCCCATGTCTTGCGGGTAATCAGATGCCCATCTTCTATTTTTACATCGGTTTTAACCCCGCCGTGAGAAATAGATAAATTTTTGAAGTCGTTCCAGTTTTCCATAGTGTAAACAGGGGGTTTCCCCCCTGCCCTTATTAGACAATCAAGTCAGAGATTTTGATGTGTACGTTTTCGGCTTTCATTTGCAACGTGCCGTCGATCAAGATTTGCATCTTGCGGCTGTCGCCCGTTGTGCCCAACATATTTTCAACATAAGGGCGCAAATAGGCCATCTTCATGTATTCATAGTTGAAGCCAAAAACGGTGTTGGCGCCGCCCATTAAATAATGGGGGACAACAATCATTTTGCCGAAGTTGCCGACAAACACGTCAGCGCCGCCCACCACGCGGCCTTGTTTGTCGCCGTCAATATCCCAACGGTTAGCCGCCAATCCGGGGAACGCGGAAAACTGCGTCTTATGGCTTGCCGACATGACCAGAACAGGCGGCGAACGGCCTACCGAGTTAAACGCTTGCTCTTGCGCAGCCGACAGCAGCCCAATCGAAAATGCGCGTAAAGTGCCTACGACCGGCACAGCAGTTTGGGCACCGGTGGTGTGCGCTGGGGTCGAGCCGCCAACACCGTGCGACACGTTGCTGTAAATCATTGCGCCCGCACCGGCAAACTTACCCGCAGTGGCATTCAACACATCAAGCTGTGCGCCTTTTGAGCTGACCAAACGCTTTTCAATGTCACGCTTAATTTCAAGCATGGCTTTTGCGCGCTGGTACTCAAATTCATTATCACGGCCATATTTTTTGATTTTGTCGGCGCGGCCAGACACTACCAAAGAATCTTGGAAGGTTTGGCAGTGGTTGCCGACCAAAGTCGTAGGGGTGCGCGCGGCGAATGCTGCATCATCACCGTCAATTGCCGCATTCTCATCGTTTGCAGCACGGAAAGCGTCGCGCTGATATTGGTGGAATGTTGCTTTTGCTTTGGCGCGCCCAATACTGGAAAGAACAGGGGTTTCTTCCTGATCCGTATTAGTAATTGCGTCAATGACATCTTCTGCATCGCCCTTCAAAGAACGGCGTGAATATAGGTTTACTGGAATTGCCATGGTAAAACTCCTTTATTGTCTGTTTCGCATAAAAGCAGCCAAATCATCCGTATTGGCGCGGCCTTTTTTTGCAATTATTTGCTTAAAAGCCTCGTTGGATTTCTCCATGTTACGGTTGCTGGGCGCTTTGGTTTGGGTAGTCTTTGCAGTCGCATTGACTTTGTTTTTTACTTCTGGTTTTGCTTCTTTAAGCTGGCGAAAAGACACGGCGTCTTTCATGATTAACACATACTTAGCATCAAGCACCCGTGAAAGCTCGTCACTGGTCACGCCGTAATATTTTGCCGTGTTGCCAAAAATTGCTTTAACTGCGGCGCGGTTAATACCTTCCTGTTGCAGGTCACGCCATGCTGTTGCCATGCGCTCTTGTTCCGCCGCTTTGTTTCGTTGCTGATGCTGTTCCGCTTCCTGTTTTTGCAGAGACTGGATTTCGCCGCCGACCTGTTGCAAAATACCGGCCACATGGTCATTCCATGCTTTGCGCTGCACATACGCAGCGGGGTCGGTTTGCGCCAGCTCCGCCAGCTTGTCGGGCGGCATGGTTCCCGCCACACGCTGCACCGCTACACCGATTTGCATAATAGAATCGATAGCGTTTTTGCGGGATTGCGTCACTTCGGTTTCAACATATTGTTTGGCCTGTTCAATATATTGAACAAGTTGATCTCTCTCCTGCGCATAATTGCGCTGGATTTCTACAGCCTCGATAAGTGCTTTTTGGTCATACTCTTCCATGACCGGCTTGCCCGCTTCGTCAACGACATCATTTCCCTCTTCATCCTTTTTAGGGAGAAGTAATTTGACAGCCGCAACTTCTTTGGGCGCTTCTTCTGGATTTTCTTCTGCCGACTCCTCATCTGATTCTTCATCATCAAGGTCATCCTCAGAATCGTCCGGCTCATCTTGGCCTTCCGTGTCGTCAACCTCTTCATCAGGGTTGCCTTCCGACTTGCTGGACTGTTGGTCGTGCTTTGCAAACACGTCCATCAACCCCTCAATGCCCAGCCCGCTATCGTCTTGTAGCTGCTCGCTTTGATCACTCATGTCAAATCTTCCTTATAAATTGGCGAACTTTGGACGCAAAATTGTCTTCTCGATTTAATCGATCAAGCGTTTTTTCTGCGAAATTGCCGGTCATCACCATACCGTTCAATATTTGTTCAAAACTTTCTGCCATGCGAAACATTTGCAGAAGTTCTTTTTGCGTCTCTGGATCACGAATGCTGCATTGCGACCATTTTTTGTAAATGGCATCTTTGAGCGTGCGCATTGCCTCGATGTAGGCTTGATTCTCCAGAACAATGGTCGCTTGTTGCGCCATGCCTTGTTGATAAGCGGCTTTGTCTATCTGCTGCTGTTTTATATCCATTACAGTGAACTCGCTATAGCCAACATGAATAAATCATCATCCTCATTACGGATGAATTCCGCGTACATTAAAGACTCAAGATTTGCGACGAATTTGTCATAAGCAATCTGCCGTGATTCGTCTATCCCATTAAGCAAGTACAGCCCATACGTTTGGTCAAACAGGCTTTGAATCCGAGCAATCACCTGCTGTTTAGACACTTCATTTGCGCCGGTTAATTTCTTTGCTTCTTTTGCCGCAATGGAGTAATAAAGTTTTTCGCGGCGACCAGCCTTTCCTACAAGTCGTCGCACAAATGCTTCGCGCTGTTTTTCGACGGCGGATTTACTTGGGATGTTTAGCTTGAATAATGACGGGCGTGATTGAATGCTGCCGCCATCGCCACCACTAGGTTGTTCTGTACTGCCATGCTGCCCAGCGCCGGCAAAGGATTGTGTTTGCCCGCCGGTGTAAGTGCCGGTAACAGGGACTGCCTCGCCGCCTGAGCCGCTAAAAGACTGGACTTGGCTTCCGGTATATGCGCCGGTGACAGGGCTAATTGCGCCGCCCGAAGCATTAAATGTCTGTTGTTGGCCACCAGAATAAGTGCCGCTGATAGCTGGCGGTATTGCCGTGCCTGTTGCGCTGAAAGTCTGCCTTTGGCTGCCGGCGTACGTTCCACTTATTGCGGCAGGCGTAAAGGTTCCATTGCCGGTAAATGTCTGGCGTTGCGAGCCGGTAAAGCTGCCGGTAATAGGCGCAATCGACCCACCTACAGCAGAGAAAGTCTGTGTTTGGCCGCCAGTATAGGCGCCGGTAATGGCGGGCGGGACGGCGGTGCCAGACGCGGAAAATGATTGAACTTGGCTTCCGCTATAAGCACCGGTAATGGCGGGATTGCTAAATGTACCGCTTGCGCTGAATGATTGAGCCTGCGAGCCAGTGTAATCGCCCGTTATCCCAACGGGCGTAAATGTCCCTACTGCGGAAAATGTCTGTTGCTGGTTTCCTGCAAATGATCCGCTAATCGCTTGTGGCGTAAATGCGCCCGTAGCGGAAAAGGTTTGCTGCTGCGCGCCGGTAAAGCTTCCGCTGATTAACGGCGGTGTTGCCGTCCCGCCGGCGCTGAATGTTTGCTGCTGCGACCCGATGAACGCCCCTGTGATGGTCGGCGCGCTTGCAGATCCATTGGCGCTGAAAGTTTGTGTCTGCGATCCTGAATAAGTCCCGGTTACACCGCTTACCACCTTTGTCGTTAAAGCAACCGAAAGCGCCAGCCATCCTACCGAGTTAGCGCTAGTCACTACCGTAGCGTTCATCACGCCTGTTGCGCCAGTTTTTACGTTGTCTGCTGACCAGACGTGTCCGTTTGGCGGGTTAAGCCAATCCTGTTTGGCTCGCTCAATAAATTGCGTCGGAGGCGTCCATTTTGTCGTAATCCCCGCAACGGTAGGATCCAGCGCCGCAAACAGCACAACGGTTTCATTGGATAGCGCAGGGGTTATCGATGGAAACGCCACCGTTACAGGAGAGTTATTTGCCGCGCTTGAAACAGCAGCGGTAAGAACGTCTATCGCTTGTGCATCACGGTAAATGTGGCAAATAGCGTTTAGTTGCGTAGATACAGTAGAGGTGAACGTCCAACCAGATGGCTCCGACGCGCCTAAAATGTACTGATATAAATAAACTTTTTGGCCTTGCGGTGTTGCTATTGTCTGGGTTGAGCCCGCAACCAGTGCCCAGCCTGCTGGTGGAGTAATAACGCCGGTTGAATCATTGGCAGAAAGAAAAACCAGTCCTAATTGACCTTGTGTAGCGCCAGCAGGTTTAGTAACGGCTAAAGTTGTTACTGCATCGCCAAACGAGTTTGTCGCACCGATTAATTCGGGCTTGAATACACCGCCACCTGAAAAGAATAACGGTAACAATTAAGGTGCCTGATAATAGGTTGCGGTTATCCGCCATATGCCCGATGTGGCAACCGGCGCAACAAAAGTGGTCGCAGTAGCCGCTGTAATTGACTTTACCGGAGCGACATAATCTTGATCATCACGGTCAATGCTGCCAATTGCTTGAGCGGTTGGGAAATTAAATGCTGGCGCGCCGGGTAGGTTGGTTGTTGTTACGATAACTGGGGCGGCAGCTCCCGTCCGCGCGGCTGAGGCGTACAGTGAAATATGTAACGACTGAATGTAATTAAACAACCCAGCGGCAGGAGCGGGGATGGTCAATGTTACCGCCGCTCCTGCCGCCCCGGTCTGCGTCGCGGGAATTGATGTAGTGGCTGTTACCGGCATTGGGTAGAGCAAAGAAGCATCCCTTGCAGATCCATCATCACCATACATCATCTTAACGCGTATAACTTTGGGGATAGATGACGCGGCGCCGTTCAGCAACGTCACTTGGTCGGTGGCAAGCGTATCGCCACCTGTGCCTGCGTTTGTTATTGTATCGTCGGCCATGATTTTCCTTAGATGCCAGCAGCCGATTTGCTAACGGTATGGCTATAGCTAGAAACCGACACAGGACCACCGATAACAATCGCCGCAGTGGAGAGAATCAGGTTCGACGTAGCCGTTCCAACTGTGCCATCCATAACGACAGTAGTACCGTTAGATTGCACCGCGCGACACCATGTCGCAGTTCCGGTAGCGTTTGCAGCAGTGTCTTGAGTGATGGCATTGAACGTCAAAACGCCATTGACCGCTGCCGGCGCTGCTGTGGCGTTAAAAGTCAGTTCAGCAAGCAAGACTTGCGTAGTAATAGCAGTGTCTGCCGTGGCGGGTTGCGCTCCATCGTAAATGCGTAGAAGGCCGCCGTTCAGCCGCACCGATAAGTTATCGGCTTGGCCGTTGACGGTTGCGTTTGCTAGTTGGGTATTTAAGGGCATGATGTTCCTTTACTGTAGTTGTGGTTGAATGATTGCAGTACGGATTTTCCCATCAGCGCCAGGCATCGAAACAGACTTAGGCGCTAATGAGGCTTGTATTTGTTGCTCGATAAGGTCTGCTGTGCGCGCTTGGTTTTGCGCAAATAGGGTTATCGCTTCCGCCAACGCCATTTGACCTTGCGTGACTGCCGCAATCATGGCGTTCATCGGGCTTTCCGGCACGGCAAGCGGGTTATTGGTGGCAAAGCTGGATTGGGCACGGATGTTTTCTACGGCAACAGCGCGATCCGTTTCTGCTTTCTGTCTCATCGCCTCCATATTAAATTCATGATTAAGCTCATGTTGTGGGCGCGCCATGTCGGGCACTCCTTTCTGTGTTTCAAGTTGTGCGGATAACTTCAATTTCTCTTGTTCTGCCTGTGACTTGGCTTGCTGAACCTGTAGCTCAATTGGTGGCGGCGGCGGGGGTTTTGGCGGCGCGGTTGTCGGGTTCACTAAAAAATCTTGATGGTTTTTATAGCCAAGCAAAGTAATGAGTTTCGTTGCTGCGTTGTATATCTTTTCTTCAGTAACTAATCCGCTGCCCCCTGCCATAGCTTCTTTCTGCATCGCCATAATCTGCATTAAGCCATTAACCTGCACTTGCTTATCCCCGGTTCCCAGCCCGACATTAATGGTCATGTCATAGCCTTCGTGCCACTCATTTGGGTCAAGCGTTATAGACTCGCCAAACATTCGCATTGATAGCTTATCTAAATTGCCCGACTCAGTCGCCAGCTTTAAAATCCCTTTAAATATGGGTTTGACCAAGCATTCAGCGATAATGCGGGCAACAAGGGTGCGTTTTTTAGATGATGCGCCAGATAGCATTTGCATCCCGCCTAGCGTTTTATTTAGCGAGTTGCTGTTCATGCCTTGGTCGTAACGATTCACGCCGCTGCGCGACTCGGTGAGCGTTTGCACATACTCCAAAGTTTGCAAGCCTGCCGCGCCCGCAAACGTGGTGCGCTCCTCCCGCACGGCGTTAATATCTTTGGTGCGCACAACGCCGCCTACCTGTTTGACTAGCAAATCATCAAGGTTAACTAATGGCGTCCAGTCGTTATCTGTCTGCACAATAGTGCGCGGATTAACTGACTGATTTAGGCCGTCCAGCGTTGGGCGCATGATGTCAGTGCCGAGGCGCTGCAAGTCTTCGAGCTGGTCGTGGACTGATTCGCCTATCCATTGGTGCGGCGTGATGTACGGCGAGCATATGGCAAACGGGACATGGCTTACGACTTCTTGGCTTAAAATCTTGTTGCGTACACGGCAAACTTTGAGCAGCTCGGCGATGCCATCGCCATCAACGTCTATCCGTGCATACTCTTCGTAAAAGTCGCCTACCGTCATGGATTCATCGGGGTCGGCGTCTTCGTCTTGGATGTTCCTGTTAGATAGCTGGCGTTCATACTTGTCGGCTGATTCATTCATGCCGCTGTCAGAGCGCAATTCATCGCCAGTAATTTCGTAGCCCATTTCAATTAAGTCAGACAGCGTGATAGATCGAACCCGCGCCGTGTAAGGCGAATCATGCAACATGGGAGAGGCGTGCCTCTCTGCCACTAACAATTCTTCCGGCGGGAAAGATTCAACCTTTACCCGCTTAGTGCGCGTGGTCTTTTTGATGCGCACAGAAAACAATTGCACCGCTTCGCCAGATTCAGGATTAACTTCCATTTCTGCGTTAGGCGTTTGCTCCAGCATTTCAATTTCAGCGTCTTTCATCCCGCTTTGGATGTAAGCGATTTGATCTTGCGACACGTTGACGTATGGGATGACTTCCACTATTTCGGCTTCGTGCAAATACCACGTTACCGCGCCTGCCTTGACCATCAGCGCATCTTTAATCGCGTTATGCAAAACAAGAAAGCCATCATTTTGCTGATAGAAAATATAATTCAACCCGATGCCCACATTCTCCGCGTTCTTCACATCTTCAGCGCCGCGCGGCGTCAGGCTGACAACATCCTCACCCGACGTGAACACTTCCAGCAGGTCTGGCAATAGTGTATTGATGGTGTCATGGACTTCTGATGATACAAACTGCGAGCTACCATCATCTTCATTACCATAAGGCAGACGATAATAATCACGAATAGCCGCTGCTCGCATGTCAGCAAGCTCGCCCCATGTGAATTCTCCGGCTTTCTCTGCCCGATATTGCAGTATAGACAGCAACTTTTCTTCGTCTAGTTTCATTATTTTTTCAAACTTAACGTGTCTTTTTTAGGTTTTGCGTCATCCTTATCCTGCTTTGTTTCATCGGGGAGCGAGTCAGACAGCGTGGCCAGCAGGTCAATAATTTTGTCTATGGATTGTGGAGCCATGCCACGGCTTAAACGCTGGAATATGTCGGTGATTTCTTCGCGGGTCATTTTCATGTTTTACCTTTGCAGTGATGTTGCCATGCGGTTGTTGAAGTGTAACTTTGGCGCTTTGCTGTGCGTGTTATTGCCTAACTCTTCGACTACGACGCCAAGATAACGGAACGCATCCGCGTCGTGTGAATTGTCATCATGTAGAGGTGAGCTGAATACACCGTTCGCCTGCTCGCGGCGCTTGTAACGCTTAAGTGAATTGATTAAATCGACAGTGGCTGGTTTGTTGAAATAGGTTCTAAGGAACATCATCCGAGCGGCGCGGATGCCTTCTTCTACGCCGATATTAGGAATCAGTTTAGGGTTACGCTCCATCGCCTTTAATAGCTCTTCGGTACTTTTCCCCGTCTTGAAATCACGCGCCGCGCCATCGTGTGGGATGTAGTCAGTGCCCCAGTTATAACTCGCGCCGTTGTGTCGCTTGTCGCGCAACTGCCCGACATAATAATCGAGCGTTCGCAGGGAATCGGTGATGTGGTCAATGATGCGCACTTCGCCCGCTGTACGCTGCACGAGTAAAATGCTCATGCTGTCATTCCAGCCCAAGTCCCATATTGTGTGCACTTTGATCAACGGATCATAAGTGAGAGGGATGATGCGGTTTTGCTCATACGCTTGCGCAATCTCTTTGGCGTAGATTGCGCCTTCGACTGCTGGCCTGCATTGGCCTAGCCAAGTTGTTTTATAGCCTTCTGGGTCTCGTCGTAGCCAGTCCAAGCGCTCTTTTTCCAGCACGGACGGAAACCACGGATTATCGCCATAGTTAATCTGTACCACTACAGCATCGTCCGGCGCTTGCTCAACAAAGCGGACATAGGTTTCGTCGCTATCTAATTCTGGGTTGAACGTTACCCATATTTCGCTACCGTCTTTGCGTATCGTCGGTATTAAAATATCCCATGAGCGTTTTGATACGGTTTGCGCCTCTTCCACCCAACATTTTGTAACGCCTTCAAATGATTTTATCGACGTAACGTTTTGCTGTCGCAGACCGGCGAATAAAAATTCGGAGTCATTCGGCCCATATATGACGTTTTCGGTAATGCGGAACGCCGCCGATAACCCCATAGCCGCGATCTGATCTGATATGAGCTTGTGAACAGAATCTTGAATGCTTTTTTGTATCTCACGCGCGCAGAGAATGCGCTCATGGCCGGCCATGCAAGCCAGGATTAACGCTCGCGCCGCCCCCCAAGACTTAGCACCACCACGGCCTCCGTGCAAAACTTTGTAACGCGCAGGCGAAAATAGGAATTGTAGTTTTTCAGGGAATTCAATGGCTTGGCTGTTTGGCATGGGACGGTTTACCACTAGGCCTTGTCTAAACCCGCGTTTTCTGACATATGAATCGAAACTTTCCCACTTTGGCCGTATTTTGCTTCTGTTTGCGCGGCTGTTTTCCCACTGACAAAATTGACTGTCAGGGTTGTCGGGATTAAATCTTTACCCCCTTCGCCGGTCAATTCGGTGCGCGCTAGTTTTGGGATATGGTATTCAACAACGGTCTGGAATAGTTCGAAGGCTTTAGCAGGGTTTTCCTCAGCAACTTGATCTAGCCAACCCTCAAGCCTTGAGGCATTCCTGTCCACAAATAGTGCTATCGCAGCGCGAGCGTTGCTTGTGGCCTTGTTTGGCGTCCCTGCAGGCCTTCCTGTGGGTTTTGTCTTGTTTGCCGCCATTTAGTTGATTTCTTTAATATTTAACACTTTGATTATGCGATTAAATGAGAATGAGAATCATTCCTATTTGCAATTGAGAAGCATTCTCATTCATGGGCGAAAAAAAAGCAAGCGAATTGCCTGCTTTATTTTGCGCTATGGTTGCCAGCTACTCACAGGCTTGTAACCCTCTCTCGGCGCTGTAGGTTGCGCCGGTATTGGTATCGGCAACAGCTTGGGCGTCTGTGCCTGGTCGAGTTTGTCGCGTAAATTTTGGGTTTGCTCGGATATTTTAATCATGCGCTCATTATATCACCGTTGATTTTACTAGTCATTTTGCACTGCAACATCGAAACATTGCAAATACCTATACATATTTATAAATACATGTATAATCACTACATCGACACAGCAAACCCGCTGACGATAAACAAAAGGAGAAAAATCATGAAAACTTTGACCCTTGATCAAATCATGACCAGTTTACACGGCACAGGGTTTTCCCCCTCGGCCTGCATCCGCGCACGGAATTATTTTGTACAGCACCGATTCGCCGAATGCCTGCTGTGCGCGAGCGACGTTGCTTTATTGCGAAAATACCTGATTATTTAATTTACCCTTCCCACTAAAAGGAAAAAATCATGAAAACAGTACACACAACAAACTGGAAAAACGAACCTGTTACTTATATTCAGTACAATCAAAAAGAGCGCGAATTGATGAATTTTAATCAGGTGAAGCGGAAACTTGCTGAGTTTGGCCTTGATGAAACCGATGTTTTAGCCCTGTATCGCGCTGAAAAAGCGCTGCACACATGGGCGGAACATGAATGCAACGGCGCAATTCAGCGCGATGAAGTAACAAATAAGCCTTTTTGGTACAACACCAACACAGGTAAACGTATTTGCTCCACCGCCGATCGTGAAACCGGCGCAATTAAAAGAGTGTTGGTCATTATAGCAAAATGCCCCATGTTACGCGTTGAGTTTCAAGGCGATCCGCGCGGCGGCATGATTCAGATTTTTAACAATGACAACCGTATTTATTTGTAATTCACCCACCAAAGGACAAATATCATGCTACACGACAAAAGCCATTATCTCAAAATGGAACACCACGGGTATAAATGGGTGGGGTTTTGGGATAAACATCATCAATTTCAGCACAGCTCCGTAGATAAACATCATATGCCGGTTTATAAGTTGTGCAGCGCGCTGGAAAAGGATATTTCAAATAATTCCGTTGATTTTATGTGTAAAAACGGGCTTACCCGCATTATTAAATCATCCGATAAAGATTAGGGGCTTAATAATGAAAACCATCACAAAACAATTTAGCAATCCTCAAAATTGTGTGACTGCGGTAGTAATGTTCTCTGGCAACCTTCGCGACCGTTACCCGTTCAGCGTACAACTACATGATGATGACGCAATGCAATATGTGCCTTATGTTAATTTTTTCCCTACCGAAACAGAAGCAAACACCTACGCTGAATTTATAGCCAATAATTTAGAAAGCGAGCATTAAAATGACAACGATCACCATCACCGCAGAAGAATACGACAAGCTCAAAGCCGATGTGAAGGCCGCTGAAATGATAATTGCGCAATTGCTTGGCACTTTGCAAGCAATCACGGAAAGAGTTTCGTTATCGCCGGCGGTTTTGCGCGGAATCCAAAAAGTGCTGGACAATACACAAGTTTATTTTGCTGGAGCGGGGAAATGAAAAAATACCTGCTGCTAGCCCTGTTTTGTTTGCCTACGCACGCCGAAACCTACGGACTGCACCTTGCCAGCTATCACACCGCGCCTGGCAATAATAACGTCAATCCAGGACTATATGTCCGCACCGACGGCGCATTATCAGTACAGACTGGCGCTTACTACAATTCGCTACGGAGATCGACAGTGTACGGCATGGCTAATGCTACCTACCACGCTGTTACCGTGTCGCTTGGCGCAGCTACGGGCTATCGTAGCGACGTTGTCCCGATGCTTGCCGTGTCGTATCGCGCCGATCATTGGCGCTTATCGTATGTCCCAAAATTCGGCACACTGAATAAAGGGCATGTTTTGCATTTAAGTTACGAATTTTAAAGGATATTATACCATGGATGCCGCCTTTTTTATAGCATTGTCCGCTTTAGTTATTTCTGTTGTTACGCTGATTATTGCAATTTTTGAGGAATTATAAAAAATGAACAATGACGAATTATGCCCCAACAGCATCGCCGAACGCAATTACGACGGCGGTGGCGATGGCGAGCAACAATTGATTGAGCTGCAGGCGTGGGCCGATGAAATTAAACTGCGCGAGCGGTTCATCCAGGATTTTATTCACATCGAAAGCGGGATTTTTGGCAAAGGCGGCGTTTTATATGACCGCGAAGCCGAATTAAATGTTTTTGAATCTTTTAGGCAGGCAATGCAAAACCGCAACGCCGACAAAGCTGGAAAGTTGAATAATTTTTATGACGCACTCGAAAAAATCGCCGGTGAATATGCAGATACAGAATTGCGCGAGGCGATGAATCATCATTACGATGATGATTGCTGGACAGCTCTAAAAAACCTACACGATACCCTACAACCATTGAGGAAAAAATAATGCCATCGAAATTACCCGCCGATAAAAAGCGAACGCACCGTAACATCATGATGCGCCCTGAAGAATCCGGGACGCCTGCCTATCTACGTTTTTTGGGAAATGGCAGTTTGTCCCTCGGTATTGATCGCGCCGTCGATGCCGCTATTGCCAATAATACACAGCCGCCAGTCGCCGATGCAAAGTACCCCAACCCTTTTCCTGGAGAAAAAAATGATTGACTACAAGCCAATTTTCGACGAACAAGCCGCCGACCTCGAAGCCCGTCAAAACTTTGCGCGGTTTTTGTTTGGGGTGCCGC